TGCAGCCATGGCAACGGTTCATCGTGTGGAATTTGTTTGGCTGGAAGGATGTTCGTCGAAACGTACGGAGATTTCGAAAAGCGTTTATTCAGGTTGGCCGAGGAAACGGAAAGACGCCATTCGGAGCGGCGCTTGCGATCTACTGCCAGGCATGCGACGACCCGGTAGAGCAAGAGGCGGAAGGTTACTTTTGCGCCACGAAGCGAGATCAGGCGAGGATAGCATTTCGTCAAGCTGAAAGCTTCCTTGAGAAATCTCCTGGGATGCTGGATTATGCCGTCCTTTATCGAAACGAAATCAAGTTTCCATCCACCAAAAGTTTCATTCTGCCCCTCACCTCAGATGCAAAGACAGCTGATGGCTTCAACCCACACTTCGTCTTGCGAGACGAACTGCACGCATGGGCCGACCAGCACAGGGAGTTCAATGACAAGCTCGAGACGGCGCTTGCCAAAAGACGGCAGCCACTCATGGTCACCATCACAACTGCGGGAAGTGACACAAGCGATATCTGGTTGGATGAGTTGCGTTTCGCCGAGTTAGTCGTTGATCCCGAGAGCGGAGTAGAGGCAGACGATAATTTCGTTTACATCGCAGCCATTGATAAGGATGACGATGTACTCGATGAATCCTGTTGGCCTAAAGCCAATCCAATGATGGCTAGTGGGGTTGTCAAGGTTGATGGACTTCGGAGCTTGAAGGAGAAGGCAAAGTTTAGCCATGACGCCAAGTATCAACTCACGAGGTATCACTGCAACCGATTGGTGACGGGATCTACGAAGCTGTTTTCCCCAGAACTGTGGGAGCTCGGCAATCGTGACATCCCATGGGAAAAGATTGACGATGGTGAAGTCTACGCTTTCTTTGGACTCGACTGGGGATGGAAAGACGACCTCTGCGCCCTGGGTTGGGCGTTTCCGCTTGACATGGCCGATATGGGTTCTGACGGCTGGAAACGAAAATATGCGTTGCATGTCGACGTCTGGATTTGTGACAACGGCCTACGGAATCTTGCGAGACAGCCATGGAAAGGGTGGATCAAAGAGGGATGGCTAACTGTCACGAGTGGTGAGATTACGGACACATCGGCAATATATAGGACATTTGACCAGCGCCGGGAGGAATGGTGGATAAGGGGCGGAGCGTGCGACCCCAACAACGCCAGAGAATTCCAGCAACGGATGCAGGAGATGTACGGGATAGACTGCTACGGAATGCCGCAGTCTTACGCCAAATACAACGAGCCACTTCGAGAGCTAATCAACGCCTTGCACGAGGGGCGAATTTATCACGGTGGCAACCCGATATTGTCTTGGGCAGCAAATAACGCGGTTGCAAAAACGTCTTCTGAAAATTTGATCATGCCAGACAAGCGACGAAGTCAAGATAAGATTGATCCGTTGATGGCTGTGGTTATGGCGCTGCGTGAAGCCCAATTCCAAGAGCAGCAGCGAAGCTTCTACGATGATTACGATCTAGAGGTCGGATAGGACGGGGAAGCCAATGGATGGCTATTACAGCATCGACGTGAGCAACTCACCGGTGCCAAATGCTTTCAACTACCGGATGGAGGACCCATCTTATCCGCTCACTGACCCAGAGTGGGCGCGCGAGTATTTCGGTCTCGACAAGACAGACGCTGGAATAACTGTCAATCACAGAACGTCACTGTCTTACGCTCCGGTCTGGCAGGCCGTCCAGATGATAAGCGGGGACGTTGCCAGGTTGCCGTTGATCTTGACTCGCAGGGCAGCTAATGGTGATACGAGCAGTGCTAAGGACCATTGGGCATACCGTGTTGCCAAGCATCGTGCCAATCTTGAAACGATTGCTTTCAAGTTCTGGAAGCGGCTAATGGTCCATGCCCTCCTGTGGGGCAACGGATATGCCTACATCGATAGACGCAATCGCCAGCTTTATCCTCTCTTGCCAGACCGCACTATGGTCAGCAGGGTTGAAGAGGTAGCTCCTACGGAACCGAGACGTGGGCTTTTCGTTGTAACGGAAGCGGGTGGAAGGGAATGGACAATGCCCTATGAAGATGTGATTCACATCGAGGGTATTTGCTGCGACAACGTGTGTGGTCGGGATTTGGTCAAGGCTGCTAGAGATGAGTGGGCACGTGGCCTCGCAGCACTGAAGTTTACGAGCAAGTTTTTTGCGAGGGGAGGTCGGCTCGGTGGCTTGCTTCAGCTTCCGGAGGGGCTACCGCCACAGACGAGGGACAGGATTGAGCGAGGATTTCGCGACACGTATGAAACGCCAGACGCTGCTTTCAAGACTGTGATCCTGAGAGACGGAGCTACTTTCCACTCGGCTCAGGCCACCTTGGAAGAGGCTTCCATGGCGGAGATTACTAAGCAGAGTGTGAGGGATGTTGCCAGGTTCTTTAACCTCTCCCCATCGCGTCTAGGCGAAGATGATGGCGGTGGATATGGGTCCAAGTCCGAAGACAATCGCGACTATATGGATACGACCCTTAGCCAGTGGCTGTATCAAATTCGGCAAGAGTGCGACGACAAGTTGCTTACTGATCGCGAGAGATGGGGGACCCCCGAGCATTACTTCCGGCATGATACGGAGTCGTTGCTCCAGCTGTCGCCACAGGAGCAGGCCGAGGTCCACGCGTTGGCGATCCAGAATATGTGGTTATCGCCCAATGAGGTTCGCAGGGCCAGTGGCATGAACGGTCGCCCTGGTGGTGATATTTACGTCAACCCGAACACAACCAGCGCAGAGACAACAGCCATGGCAGCTGCAAAGATTGAGCCGCATGTCCGTAGCTTGGTCCACGCCACCACCAGGAACCTTGTCGGGATCGAGCTAGAGAAAGCGTCAAGGAAATGCAAGACGAATAAATCTTATTGCGATTGGCTTGATGGTCGGGAGGCGAGGGAGGCCAAGCTCCGGGCCGCTCTTACTCCGGTGGCAGCTATCGCCGGCGGCTCTGTCGATGCGGCGGTCAAGGTGATATCTGATCAAGTTGAGCAGCCATTAAGTGACCTGGGCGATACTGTCGTCGAGCTGGAAACCCTCAGGAGAGAGGTTGACCGACTGCGAAACGAATTGGATCTCGAGGAACTGTCAGAAGCCATAGTGGAGGCCTGGAAGTAGCAGGCGAAACAAATTAGAGACTGCCGTTGTCAAACTAGGGGAATGGAGCAAGTAGGGTGGCTACATATTCTCGTGCTAAGAACCAGCCGATTGTCAACATTGACAGCGTGGCAGAGTTGGCTGAATACTACCCGCTTGACGAACGATTGATCAACCTGTGTGGCTATTACAGTCGTACCGATGGTGGCGGTCAGTTGCTTGTGTACGATGCCAGTTCATCTGCTACGGTGGATGGTGGCACGGTGTTCAACTGCCCCACTGCTGGTGGCCGTTACTTGTCGGTTAACCCCCACTTGTTGACAGCCAAGCATTTTGGTGCAACTACATCATCGGACACAACTGAGATTACAGCTGCCACTACGCATCTCAACAGCGTGCCGTATGTTGCTCCGGTGGCGGTGTATGCAGAATTTTATACGCACACGTTACACACTATTACGATTGCTTCGTCAAGCACTTGGTATCAGATTACGAACGGTTCTTATAGTGTTGGCGAGAGCAGCGGGTTCACTTACGAGGATGGCAATGATGCGGTGATTGCCCTCAGAGATGGGCACTACTTCGTAGCTTGGCAAGTGTCTTTCGAGGGCGGCAACAACGGGGAATATCACATTGGTGTCAGCGTGAATGACGAAACGCCGGCCGGCAAGACGCACGCGCACACTGTGTCAAATGGAAAGTTTCAGAGTATGAGCAATGTGTCGCAGCATGTATTGCAGCAAGGAGACACGTTGGAGATGCAAATCGAGGACACTGCCAACCCTTCGCAGGACGTGGATGTGCGGCATTTGGCCTTTAGCGTAGTGGAGATAAGGTAACATGCGAAACAAATTAGAGACTGCCGTTGTCAAAGCGGCTTTGGAAGCGGGTCCAGCTAGGTCGATTAGGGCTCAGCACGAGGTGACAGACGAGCAGATTGAACTCAGTTTCCACTCTGACATCGGGGCGTGGTGGGATCAAACGACTAGCCAGGATGTGGCGGATCTCTTATCTCGCAACCGCGGTAAGCCCGTCAGCGTAAGAATTAACTCAATGGGCGGAAGTGTGTTTGATGGGTTGGGAATCTACAATATGCTGATTGCCCATGATGGCGAAGTTGGCGTTATCATCGAAGGCCTGGCAGCGTCAATTGCCTCTGTAATTGCTCTAGCAGGCGACTGGGTCAAGGCCTACCCCAATACATCTCTCATGCTTCATCGGGCTTGGACTGTCACATATGGCAACGCTGGCCAGCTCCGCGCCGAAGCTGACATCCTGGATAAGGTTGACGACCAACTCGTGGCAACCTATGCGGCTAAGACTGGAGCCAGTAAGGAGACTGTCGCCAATTGGATGAGAGGTGGCGACGACGCTGACGGGTCCTGGTTCAGTGCGGAGGAAGCCCTAGAGATGGGCCTGATCGACGAGATATTGCCCCTCAAGGGTCCTTCGGCAAGGGCGGCCTCCAAGGCTGTGGTTCGCGAGGAGGCGGAAGCGGCGGTTGCGGAGCATGCCAGGAAGGTTATGACGCATATTATCGACAGCCAGATCCGGGAGGCGGAGTACATTCGCAGGCGGCGACCCTGATTGACTACGGCACCGATATTAGCATATATTGCAACCAACAACTCAAAATAAACCCGGGCCAGTGCCATCGAGCTGATGGATCCTATCCGGGGGCGACAGGATTCGAAGCTAAGAGTTAGCGGCGGCTTGTCGACCAGTGTGTTTCTTTGAATGGAACTATCTGGCCGGTGAGCCGCCGTTTTTTTGTGGCAGCCGGCAGGAGGCCGAAAGAATGGATTTGAAGACTGCCCGTGCCAAGCACGAGGAAATGTTGCCAACTCTCTATGAGTTTCGCAACAAGCTTGATGAAAATGGATGTTTTGCCGACTCAGAAACTGAGGCGAATTGGGAGAAGTTCAACAACGATCTCAACGAACTCGAGGCCCATATTGATAGGCTTGAACGTGGCGAGGGGGTACTGGCTCGCATTAAAGAGCTGGAAGCCCGCGGCCGAGAGACCAAGCCGAATGTCGTTGATGGCCGGCCTGTGCTGACTGACGACAATCCTATCGCCAACATGCCCGCCAGCAAGGTCGAAAGCCTGGCATTTCGCGCTTATCTGAAGCGTGCTCAGGGCTTTGGCGACGGCCTGACGCCTCAGGAGGAAGCTGCGTCCGCGTTTTATCGTGGCGAGCGGCGCGGTCCCAATGGCCGTGAATTCGCGTTTAAGCTTCCGACGGCATCTGATATCGCCAGGTTCAAGAACGCTGCGCTGGTGACGACATCGGGGAGCAACGAGGGTGGCAACCTTGTGTCCGCGGAAACGCTTCGAGACATGATCGAGGTGAATATGCTGGCATTCGGTGGCATTCGCCAAGTTGCCACGACCTATGTCACCAGTGGTGGTGAGCCTTTTGTCATTCCGACGATGGATGACACCGGAAACACCGGGCGATTGCTTGCTGAGTCGACGGCCGCAGACGACAACGCAGGCGGCGGAAGTAGCGGCGACGGTGGTCCCAACCCAAACTTCAACAAGGTGACGTGGAACGCGTATAAGTACACTTCGGACACTGTGCTGGCTCCCTATGAGCTGTTGCAGGACGAAGAGTTTGACTTGCGTTCGCTCCTTGGCTCGGCACTGGGCGAGCGTTTGGGACGCATTACGGCAGCCCAGTTCGCAACTGGGACCGGTTCCTCTCAGCCATCGGGCATTGCTTACAGCCCGACCGCCGGTGTGACCGCGGCGAGCCAGACGGACTTTACTGCGGACGAGGTTATTGACCTTATCCATAGTATCGATCCGGCCTACCGGAACGGTCCTGGCGTTGGCTTCATGATGCATGACAACGTCCTCGCGAAGGTCCGAAAGCTCAAGGCTTCGACCGGTGAATACCTGCTGGATCAGCGCGGCCTGAATGGTCGACTGTCAAGCACGATCCTGGGTTACCCGGTCACTGTCTACCAGCAAATGGAAGGCACGCTTTCAGGCGGTGGTGATGTGGCCATGGTCTTCGGTGATCTGTCGAAGTACGTGATCCGTCGCGCTGGTGAAATGCGAATGTACGTTCTTGAAGAGCGGTATCGCGAAAAGGATCAAACCGGTTTCGTAGCTTTTGTCCGCGAGGATGGTGGGCTGCTGGATTCCGGTACGACTCCTGTGAAATCGCTCACGATGGCGGCATAGCCCGCTACCTAGGGCCTTGGTGGGCGCCTCTGATCTACCCGGTTGGGGGCGCCCGCTTTCATAACCCCTGGAAGGATAATAGATGCAAAAGATTCAACTCACTTGTTTTTGCAGCCAGATTCACGGCGTTCCGGGCCAAGTTGTCGAGGTTGACGACAATCTTGCTGATTACTTGTTTCGTGTGCGCGGCGCTGTTCCTTACAGGGAGCCGGTTGCTTCCGTCAAAAAACCGAAGCCCAATCCGCTGCCGGTCGGCGTGAAATCGCAACCAGTTGCAAAGTCCGAGCCTGAGCCAGAGAGGCCCAAGCGAACCCGCAAGGGCAATCCAAAGAGAGCTAGCACTTGAGCCGATACCAAGTTAGCCCATGGGGCTCCTCCGCTGGCCACAGCTTGTGGAATGCGTGGGGCGAGTCGCTTGTAACGCCTCCATCTAAGCAGGCTGTCACGCTCAGCTTTGTCAAGCGATACCTGCGCATTGATGGCAATGAGAGTGACGACGAGCTTGATGCCATCATTGAAGCGGCAATTGAGCGGGCTCAAATGACTACCAGGCGTCAGCTTATCACGGCAACGAGGCGTGTTACTTTACGACAGTGGCCCGCTGGCCTGGTTATTCACTTGCCCTACTCTCCCCTGCAATCTGTCACCTCTATTAAGTATGACGACGACAGCGGCAGTGAGCAGACGTGGGATTCCAGCAATTATGTTGTCGACGCAACCACTGAGCCGGGTAGGATTAAGCTGAAGTACGACCAGGCCTGGCCGATTGTTGATGACGAGGTCGCCAACATTAGGGTTGATTACGTTTGCGGGTACGGTGACAGCCCTTCAGATGTTCCATATCAACTTCGGGTTGCTATAGCGCTGTCGTGTGCTCATATGTACGACTTCCGCAGTGAGTACGCCAGGGGCTCGGCCATCACTAAGATCCCTGAAACAGCCCAGGATATTTACCGGCGGTACGTTGTTGGCGATGAATGGGTGAACTATGCCGGGCGCTAGTGACGGTTTCATTAATCCCGGAGACTTGCGGCTTCGTGTAACTGTAAAGCGCCGTGATGATCGTGGCGACTTCCGTAATACTTCCAAGGCCAAGGTTGTTGCAGAGCTGTGGGCCTCAATACAGCCGATCAGGGGCAAACTATTAGAGTCAGCGAAACAGCTTCACGAGCTAGTTGATTACCGAATGGTCACCAGGTTCAACGAAAACTTGAAGGCTGGAGATGAAGTCTTTCGGAATGGTACCGACTATGTCTACGAGATCAAACACACTCAGCCAGTAGGGCAGGATCGCAGGTGGACCGAGGCATTTTTGGTGGAGAGGGTCTGAGGTGGCCAAAAAGGCAAAAGCCTTTGGAATCTTCACGACTGGCGACAAGCAGCTAGATTCTCTACTGAGGACGTTCGATAAGAAAGAACTCCGCAAGATTGGTAACCGCGCCGCCCGGCAAATGACTAAAAAGATTCAGTCGGATGCGAAGCTGCTTGCGCCAGTTGATACCGGTGAGCTGGTCAGGGCAATTAAGGTTCGTGCCGTGGCGCCACCTCCAGGGAGGAAACAGAAGCGGCGCGGAGTTATTGGCGCTTCGGTTCGGGTGGGCGAGGGATTCTTCCTGGGTGACACGTTTTACGCTGGGTTTTTGGAATACGGGACCGAGGAACGGGCGACTAAGAGTGGCCACCATACGGGGCGCATTGTCGAGGGGCTGTATGATTTTTTGCGTCCAGCTTTGTATTCAAACAAGGCCTGGGTTCGCGGACAATGGGCAAAAGCAGTTAGGGACGCAATTGCACATTTCGCGAAGCGCGCCAAACGAACAATGGGCCGCAAATGATTGAGCGCGCCATATACGACCACCTTATCGATCCCTCGAGTGGCGACGCGAGCAATGATAATCGCCAAACAGCACGGTATCGACTTCGCAACTTGGCCGGCAATGCAATCTACGTTGGTCGCATACCGGACAAAGATGTGCCATACGCCCTGTTGTTGCGACGAGTCGACGGCGGACATGTTTACAACCTGGATGGCGAGGAGCAGACAGCACAGCCAATCGTTGAGTTCACGTTGTACGGACGTCGCGAGGATTCGGCAATCGAGGTTCTCAACGGAATAGAATACGTTCGCAAGATATTCAGCGGATACCGCGGCGACCTCGGGAACAGCTCCGAGCACTTTGTTTACGGATGCACGATTGAACGTGATTTAATGCCGCTGTCTCTTGCGCCGCCAGATGGTCTGAACAAGTGGCTTCATAGGTATTCCATGGATTTGCGTTTCACAATTGACCAGGAGGCAATTTAGATGGCAGCTCAAACTGGTAACGGCACGACCTTGGTGCTTGCCACTGATGGAACTATTGGAAGCATTATTTCTATGTCAGGGCTTTCCGAGGACTTACCGGCGCTCGACGACACGGACTTAGACACGACCAGTTATATGGAAATGATCCCCGGCGACCTGATGAGCCTGGAGCCCATTAGTGTCAGCGTATACTGGGACGGTAGTTCAGTTCCACCCACCCCTGGGACTGTGCAAACAATCACAATCACCGACAGCAACTCCAACACGCTTTCGGGCACGGGCTTTATCACCAACAGAAGTGGCCCGACGCACGAAAACAACGAGCGTCTTGTCGGCGAAATTACCATGCAGTTTGACGGCAAGACTGGGCCGACGTACGCGTAATGAAAATCGAACTCCAGGAAATGGTTGATCAGCGCTACGACCGCAATGGCGTACCGTTAGCGCCCAGACCGTTCAACATGGACAAGGTTTTTGTGGATGGAAACCTGATCGGTTTCGCGCCGCACGGCAAGGACGCTGCGATTTTGTATTTGGCCGAATATAGCGAGGAAGTAAAGCATCTCGTGGAATATGAGGTCAATAAGCGCGACAAGTCAACGGTAAAACGCAGGACAGCAGTTGCGCCGTCTATTGGGAATGGAAATGACGAATCCGAAAAAAAAGACAGCGACGATTGATGACTTCCGACGTGCGGCAAGGCGCAGGGTTGAATCGTATTACGTTGAGGGCTTTGGGAACGTTCGAGTCCAGAGTCTGAATGAGAAGGAGCGCGCCGAGTACGAGGTTGCCATGCTGGACGACAGCGGCAAGTTTAACCGTCGCGCGGCGCAGGACGCTAGGCTGAAGCTAATCCTTGCTACTGTAGTCAATGATGATGGCAAGAAAATATTCACGCCTGGCGACCTGCAGTGGCTGAGGGAACTTGACTCGGTCGTTGTTGAGCGGCTAACAGATGCGATCAATAGGCATCTTGGCTGGGATGCTGATCTGGGAAAAAAGTTAGACGGCTCAACTGGGATAGAAGAAGAAGGTTTGCAATCCAGTTAGCGAACCAGTTGGGCTTTACCAGTGTTGACGAAATGCTGGTGCAGATGACTCCAGATGAATTTGATGAGCGGTTTGCGGCCAATCTACTGGACCCGATTGACGCGTCATGGCAGCAGGCCAGCGTCATTACCTCGGAGATCGTCAACGCAATACAGTATCTCACTGAGATAGTTTATCAGATTGGCAGCGGTGGCAAAAAGCTTGACCTGAAGCCAATTGAGCTTGAGTCCTATGTGCCACAAATGGATTACAAAAAAGCGCCTGCGTGCGAGAGCCAGGAAAGCCTGGCAAGGAAGATCAGGGGGATAGCCAACCGTGGCAACCATCGGTGAGCTTGCCGTCAATGTGGTGGCGAGAACTGAAAAACTCAACAGGGGTCTGAAGAATTCCGGGAAACTTGTTTCCAGGTTTGCGGCTTCGGTCAAAAAGCATCAAGCGGTAATTGGTCGCTTTGTGAATACGCTCGGAGTTGGAACTGCAATTTCCGGGACGGGGTTGGTTTTTGCGCTGCGGGAATCGGCCAATGAAATCGATAGGCTGGCAAAGGTCTCAAGTAAGCTTGGGGTGACAGTAGATTCCCTAATTGGGCTTCAGCACGCAGCAAACCAAACCGGTGTTGCAAGCGAAAAGCTTAACATGGGCCTCCAGAGGATGGTCCGTAGGGTTTCGGAGGCGGCAAAGGGGACTGGCGAAGCAAAGGATGCAATTAGAGAGCTTGGCCTTAATGCAGCAAGGCTGTCAAATCTTTCGCCTGACCAGCAGTTCGCCAGGATAGCTGACGCAATGTCTAGGATTTCTAGCCAGTCGGATCGAGTCAGGCTTGCCTTTAAGTTGTTTGACTCCGAGGGCGTTGACCTGGTGAACACTTTGCGTCTTGGCTCTGTTGGGCTTAGGGCGATGGCTGATGACGCCAAAAATCTCGGTCTGACCGTTGGCGACCAGGCAGGAAAAATCGAACGGTTCAACGATCAAATGGACAGGCTTCGAAAGCTTGGAACGGGGGCTATTCGTGGCGCTTTGCCTGCCATTACTGGTGCCAGTGAGGTCCTAGAGGGATTCATGCTCCCCAGGTCTGGCAGCCGCACAAGGGTCAATAGCGAAAGGGGCAAGAGCGTTTACGAAGAGTTTGTTGGCAGCTTCTTTGCCGACAAGGGCGTTTCCATGCCCGGGATCAGGAGAAGCCAGTTCCCTGAGCTTTTCAGAAGGCAGCAACTAGCTGGGGCTGACAAGGAAACAATCCGTAATGACCAGCGAGCTCCGGCGGTTGGAGCGTTGGGTAGACTTGCGTCTAGCTTTGGGGCCGGATTTCGCAACTTGGTTCCTAATGTTTCGATCGGCTCGATAGGTCGTGGCGCAAATCGCGTGGAGTCGTTCTTGCGTCAGCAGATATTGAGGAATGCTTTTGGTGGCGGGGGGGCTTCTGTCTCCAGAGGCTCTTCCGGCTCTGGGGGCATGTCATTTAGCGGAATCAACCGTGCCCTGGATGCAAATTCAATGGAAGGTTTCACGGCGCTGCGGGCCAATCGCCGGAACGCATCTGCCGAAATTGCGAAGAATACGGAGAAATCCAACAAGCATCTTGAGAGCATTGACAAGCAGATGGGCGAATTAGCAAGGATGCCTGAAGCTGACATATGGTCCATGGCGGGTGCATCTTAATGGCTATCACTGATGCGGGGATAACGCGAGACGGCGTACGAGCCATCATCACTGGCGACAGTGCTGTTGTGACCTACCGTGCACGGTTCAAAATCAATACAGACGACCCTGACGATGGGCCGGTATACATACTCAACAATGCGGCCGGAAATGATGACATTCCATCCAAGTGGGACACGTTTGATGTAGACGGTGAGACCGACGCATCTGCCTATGCGCTTGACTTCGATTTGACAAAAAACCCGCAGCTAAATACGCAGTGGTTTTTGGACGTTACTTGGCGCAAGCCGGGACCTGGCGACGACAGCGGGCAAAATGTTGCCAATCCGATAAACAGGACTCCGGTTTATTGGTGGGAAGCGGAAGAGGAGTTGGAAGTTGTTACCGAAGCCCGCAACGTCAATGCATTTACCCACTTAACCACCACCAGGCCGGCGGGCACACTTGGGCCAGTTGTCAATGCTGCCAATCGAGAGTTCGCCACTACGTGGGAGCGGCCAGTTAGCTATGGCGTTCTTAACATGCGTCGTTGGTATAGTTCACTAGACGCTGTTCGTTCTGCCATTTCGATCTATGCCAATAAGCTCAATGACGATGCCTGGCAGGGTGCTGCGGCTAGGGAGCTGTACGTGCGAAACATCTTGACAGGTGAGCCGGTCCAAGAGTTTGGCGGAACATACTACCAGGCAGTTTTTCGCATAGCCTACAAGCCTGGTGGGTGGATCAAGGAGTTAGTCAATCAGGGGCATGGGTATTTCGACGGGTCCAACAATTACATCTCGGTGGACGACGATGGCTCGACATACGTTGAGCCGGTGTTGCTAGACACCGATGGAACTCGATTGGCCGACGACGCGACTGGCAACACGGTGGATTACTACTACGCTGACGAGACAAGCTTCAACTCATCCGAGACGGACGGCACCTACACGTTCGCAACTATCGCTTCACATCCAACGACATAATGGCAGATCGCGAATTAGTCATACCGACAAAGAAGACAGCCAAACGGATCGCAAAGGCTGTCAAGCGATGGGAGTTTAAGCCCAGCTCGGGGAGAGGTGGCAGCAGGCGTGTTGGGCCTCCTGGGGGCGGGTATCATACGCTGCTCGGCAAGTTGACGACAGACTTGACTTACAACAGTACAGATGACGTGGAGCTGTGCGAAGGCTCGGTTGGCAGCGAGGATGCGCCGGCGAGTGGCGCTACAACTGTCGAAGCGCACAACCTGCTTTATCGTACGCTATGGGAAGATAGCTTCGTTTTGATGCAGTGGGTTCGGGTTCCCGATAGTGGCGGGTCTATGTATCGCATCATTTGGAGCGATTCAGCAAGCAGGGTTCGCGGCACATCACCAGCCGGTGGTATTTCAGCAGGTAGCAGCGGATCGGTCGGTACGCTTGTGGAGATCGACGGAAAGATAAGCGACACGTCCATTACTGCTTACAACGTGCTTTCTAATTTTGACGTGCCCGCAAGTGTGGCAACTTGGTGTGAGTGGAACCAAGACAATGCCAGGTGGGAAATCTACGCTGCGGACTGCTCGGCATGATTGAGTTTATTGCAATTAGTCTTTCGCTCGCCTTGTTTGGGTTTATGTGGTGTTGCTGTAGCGTGGCAGACCCCTGCGTCGACTGCAATTCAGGCACAACCCCGCTGCAATTTGAATGGGTGGTATC